CTATTCGCATGTTACATGCCTTTCTTTTTTACCTAATTGTCGATCCAACTGATCTAAAATTCGTTTTGTTTCGCTCGACCATCCTGTCTCCTGATTGCGTTTCTGACGGTCCGCTTCCCTGGCGGCCGCCACAAGACTGCCATGCAGCATACGACGCTGTATTTGATCCAATCGCTGCTCTGCTAAATCGAGTGGAACACGAAATATGTCTGACAGGTAACTAATTGCCTCATGCCTATGGTCGGGAACCGGAAGCTTGGCGAACATAAAAAAAGGAATTGCGGCGTATAGTACAAATTGGTCGGCTTCCTGCTCCTGGGCACGCTTGAACTGCTGGGACATAAATCTTTGATCTCCTGCATGCCGAAGCACATGGCATAATTCATGAAAAAAGATAATCCTGGCGGTCAGCTCATCAGCATCCTTATTCAAAAAAATGACTCGGTCTTCATTGTCAGAGAAAGAAGGACAGCGTTCATACAGCAGATCCACTCCAAAAGAGTCCGCTATACGCTCAATATCGTTATGATGGGGATCAATAATCCCGCGATCCAGGTATTTTGTAGTAATCCATTGCTCAAGCGGAGTCTCCTTATAATAAGAAACTAACATAATTTCACCCCAAAAAAGAGAATATATGTTCGATTATGTACTGAAAATAAGAGCCCTTAGCAAAGGGCTTAATAATAATAATTCGCCATATAGAGTTCAAATCCTTTTTTTATTTATCCCTCGTCCAGCAGTTTTTTCTTCTGCTCTCGATATGCTTTGAGGGCGGCTTCCATCATAGCAATCTCATCGTCTGTATAAGATTCAGGCCCACCGTAAAAAGATAGATTAGTCGCTTTATCCAGTGATGGTGAAGAATCCTGTGTACGACCAAGCAAATAATCTCCATTCGTATCCAGAGCATCTACAATCCGTCTCAGGGATTCAGGGTCTGGCTTACGGTCATTGGTCTCATATCTCGACAGCTGTACAACCGTAAGACTTGCCATTGCAGCTAAATCCTTTTGATTTAAATTCTTCTGCTCCCTAAGGGTTTTAATACGATCACCCAGCGTTCCCATAGCTACTCCTCATTTTTTTACTGTTTAATTAAAGTATATCATGATATTACCGAATTGGTAAAGTTGCGAGAGGAGATTTTATTACCAAAAAGGTAATTTCTGAGATTGACATTGCCAAATTGGTAAATTATAATCGAGTTACTCACGAAAATATATTAAATATTGGAAAAATTAGAGTTTGGGACAGGAGTTCATGAATCAGGAAATTACCAATTTGGTAAACGGGAAATTATCAAGCTTCATTTTATTAGTATGGGAGGAATCCTGATGGGAAGAAGACGTACGAATATATTATTGAAGACATATAACACATTGCCTATTAATCAATCCGCAACCCGAGCAGCCGTTGAAGAAAGATTGGAAGAAGTACGCCAGTATCGGCAGCTTGGATTTTTCCGGCAAGAGGCCAGCATAACAGCAAGCTACGAGCCAAGATACCACGGCAGTACCTTTGTAATTAATAAACCTTCAGAGAATCTCGCTATTCGAAATGTAGATAAGGAAACAGAATTAATTAGAAAGTCAGAGCTGCTGGATAAAACCATGAAGCTATTGACAGCAGATCAACGAGAGGTCATTGAGCGAAGCTATCTGGATGATGAAGGGGAGTACGATTTTATCAGCTGCGGCGAGATGGGTATCAGCGACAGAACCTATAGACGAATTAAAGCTAGCGCCATCATTAATCTAGCGATCGCCATGAGGTTAGAAGTATATGAAGAGCAGAATAGTGTGGGACAAGCCAATAGGTAAAGCTAATCGTTGAAGCTGTTCAATATCACTAAACGCCGGCTGATAGTCGGCTTTTTTGCTTAAAAAATACGAACATATGTCCGCTTTTTGTCCAAGGCATGACCCTCTATTAGACTTTTTACATGTTAAATTTGTAGTGTGGGAAATGGGGGACAGGCTGAGCTGACTGCCAGAATACCAAAATAATAATTCAAGTTAAGGTCGCTGAATGATCAGCGGCTTTTCTTTTGGGGAGGGAGATCGTTTGAAAAATAACAACAAAAATCCGCCTGCGTTCGAGGAAATTGAATGGATTCAGCCTGAACATTGCAGGGATTGCATTTGGGGGCGTTTGGAGGGAACCAGACAATTTTGTAGTCTTCCGCGATGTGTCCTGAAGCTGCGGGGGAGGTGGAGATGAATCGATGCTGAAAAGGTTGTGATTTAGGTGAGCGATATCGATCTTGAGCTTAAAATGTTAATTAATATTCCGATTGAGCTTGAAGGGGCAGGGTTAATTTATCTTCCTAGTCTAAAAAAGATTGCTCAGATTGGATTCAGTACTTACAATCAATTGCTTTCCATCCTACTCATTGATATGAAAAGCATTGCTCATTCTATCGATGAAAGTGTCACTGAATTTGATATCTTATATGCGAATTGCCTGCATAATAAATCATTTAGAGAGTTAGCATTTCAAGGCTTAAGTCTCTTTTTTTGCGCAGATCCGGTATTAGTGGAGGAGGAAGAATGTTATTTTATTCGACTCGGCGAGAATGGCATTCTAAATTCTATCAATTTTAGTCTCTTTCAAAAAACATTGTATTTGGCCAATAACCTAAAAAGTGAGAATGAACCGGAATATAATCCGGTGAATTCAAAGGCTCAAGAAATGATTAACCTTATTCTAAAGGCCAGAAAGAAGCAGCCTAAGCTTAGAGAGAAAATGGATCTGTTGAGCATTGTATCGGGACTTGCGTGGAAACAGAATGGAATCAGCATACAGGAAGTTTTTGAACTAAATATTTATCAGATATACAATGGCTTCTTCTTTACTAACAACATCGATCATTATCATCATACGCTAACGGGCATATATGCTGGAACAGTGGATGGAAAAGGTATCAAAATGTCTGATATTCATTGGGCAAATAAAATCTAAATAAATTATAGGAGTGATTTTCTTATGACAACCCCAAATGTATGGGCAGTACGCGAAGTAGCACTTGCAACTTTTTATGATTTGACTACCGATAAAGCACGTATTCAACTTAATAACTTAAAAACCTCCGGTTTGGAAAATACAGCAGAGACGATTTATTCTCTCGGCGGGCGTGGTAACGCGAAAATTGTAGGTTTCTCAGGTAATCGAGGAGGTCGTGTAACACTTCAAGATGCGGTGTTCACGAACGAAGTCATTGCGATGATGACGGGAAATGACATTAAATCAGGTGCCAAGAGCATTTATCAAAAGGAGATTCTTACAGTGGAGGGCAACAAAGCTACTCTTAAGTTAACTCCTGTAAATGCAGCTAATGGATTAATTAGTGTATATACTCTACATGCTGATGGTACACATGATGAGGAAATCGGTTTTGCATCTGAAGTAGCTCAAAACAAATATACTTTGACTAATAAGGAACTTAGTTTTAACCCTGGAGATTTGGCTAATGGTACTGAAGTTGTAGCCTATTACCAGGTCGCAACGGATACTTCAGCAAAGACTATCACAGTATCGTCAGATAAATTTGCCGGTACGTACAAGGTAGTTCTGGATTGTCTTGTCCGTAATATTATTGATGAGAAAGATTACGCCGCACAAATTGTAATCAATAAAGCGAAAATGGAAGACAATTGGTCCATTACGATGGCTGCTACGGGTGATCCTTCCGTGTTTGATATTCCTATGGAAATCCTAAAGCCGGTTAATGGAACAGAGCTTTACACGATGACAGTATATGACGAATCGCTTCTTGTTTAAATAATATTGGAAACGGGAATTAAGCTTGCTTGATTCCCGTTTTTTTATAGGTCATTTTATAGAGTTTTCTTGTTTTCAAGAATGCTGTACTGAGTGGCCTATTTATGGACACTAATAACCTATTAGGAGTGAATGATCATGACAAAGAATCAGAATAAAAAACTTAGCGCGGCAGGCTTAAAAAGTTTGGAATCTGGCTTGAATGAACTTAAAACGATTTTTGTTTATGACAGTCAATTTGCTGTAAAGATAAGCTCTGTTTTTCGTGAATCAATGATTGAAAATGTTCTTAGTGCTTATGTGTCTATTTTAAATGAGCTGAAAGAGCATGAAGAAGGTGATGAGGTTTTAATTAGAGGATCGTTGGGGATATTTAATACTCTGGTTTTGAGAGAGTTTACAGATCTCCCTATCCCTAAATCGAATGATCTGAATCGCTTAATTACCGTTACAAACACTTTGCTTGATACAGGAATTATGAAAGAAGTATATGATGCGATTTCTCCTCAGCAGTTATTTAAGATTGAAGAAAAGTTGAAGTCTGTTCAAAGTAATTTTGATCAGGTTATGAAAACAATAAAGTAGCATTTTATTGTTGTAAATTTCATGAAAAGGAGTGAATGCTGATGTCTAATAATTTGAAAATGTTGATTACAGCAGGGCTAGATACAGAAAATTCAATCAAGACTATAAATTCAAATCTTAAAGCTCTCGCCAAGCACCCTGCACTGCAAAAGCTGCTAATTGAAATCAAGATGAATGATAGCTATACTCGCTCCGCTAACCATTTTCTTAACGTGATTAAGTCAATGAATGAAGCTATAGCAGAAGGAACGGTTGAACTCAACAGGCAAATCAAATCTGTTGAATCCTTAAAGAAAAGTATAGAAGATTTACCTGCTGTGGGATCAAAAGTGAGTAACTCAACACAGACGGATTCTTCATCTCTTAAGAGTCTGGCTGATCAGGCAGGAAAAGATATCGAGGGTGGGTTTCGAGGTACAGCAGACAGCATTGTTAAGAACGAGGACATAATACAATCATTATCCTTAAAGGTCGCCCAAGCCGGATTACGATTTGAATCATTATCATGGTTTACTAATTTATATACAGGTTCCGCTGCATCTGCAAGATTAGCTACGATTGCTCTGCAAGGTGCGATGTCCATGGGGTTATCTCTCGCTATTACGGGAGTCACCTGGGCTATTTCTGCTATGGTTGAGGCTATTGCCAAATCTCGTAGAGAATCTGCTGAAGCAGTTAAAATTAACTATACTCAGATAGAATCTCTTCGTGAACAAAAGCAATCAATTATTGAATTAAAAACGGAAATGGAATCTCTTCTGCAAATGGAAGATAGAGGGGACCTAGATACTGAGGGGAAACAGCGTTTACTGGATATTCAGACACAATTAGTTGAGCAATATGGGGTTGCAGCCAATAAAATAGATGCGGAAGGAAGGGCATATTCGAATTCAGTTTCTTCTATTAATGAGAAAACAGAAGCTTTAGAAAATCAGATAAAAGCCGAGGAAGAGCTCAATCGTGCTAAGTTAATTGCTAAAGATTCAAAGAATACCAAAGAAATCAAAAATGCACAAGAAGATGTTAGTGAATATACAGAACGTGTTCAAAACACAAAAAAACAGATTGAAAAGCTGGGGGGAGATATTCAATCGGGCAAATTATCTTCAGACCAGTTCATATCAGGCAGTAAGGCTATTGCTCAATATGGGAATTTATCAAGATCAGATAAACTTTGGGATCAAAAAGTGTTGACGGAGCATTCTTATACTCCTCAAAAGCTATTAGAGGCTTATAATCAAGAATTAGCTGAATTGCAAGTCAAGTTGGATGAGTCTACTACTCAATTAAATACAAGCTTATTTGATCGACAAAAGGAGTTAAGCACAAGCGCTAACAATTACGTAAATAGTTTAATAGAAGATGGAACAGAAATTTCGGACACTCAACGTTTGTTTATACAGGAAATTGTGAATTCTATTTCAGGAAATGGTCTATCTGTAATTGAACAGGAGGGCCAAGTTGAAGAAATAATTAATGGTTTGGTATCAGGTAAAATGGAGGAATTGATTACTTCATATAATGATTTAGTTAATCAATTCGATCAAAACCCAGCCACTACAGATAATACGAAAATACAGGGAATCCGCTTGCAAGTGGAAGAGTTAATTGAGTCTGTTACTAAAGGAAAAACAGTTTCGAATGATTTTATAGGTGCGATTCTTGCTCAATTCCCAGATGTAGATCAAAAGGCATTTTCTATGAAGGATGCGATTGAAGAAATCCAATCCTCCTATGAAAAGGCTGCTGAAAAGATTTCTATATATAACCAACTGTTGAATGAGAATTCCTCTGAAAAGGGATTAAATGCAGAAAAAGTAGCTAAACTAATCAAAGAAGATCAATCGCTGATTGATCTATTTTATGTTGAAAATGGAATTATTAGGCTGAATACTGATTTGACTGAGAAGCAGCGAGAAGCACAGCTTCAAGCTTTTAAAGATTTAACAAAAGCAAGAAAAGATGATCTGATAGCAGCCAATCAAACTTTGAATAAAAAGCTTCTTGCCTATGGAATTGAATTAAATGCGATAGATTCTCTTGAAGATGCAATAGAAGCCAGAGAAAAATTAGATGAAACTAATATAGGTTTAGAGGGTACGGATCCAGGAAGCATATGGCTTTACCAAATAAATCAATTTAATAAAAAGGAAGGGCAAGAGCTTATTGATAGTTTTATTGAGCTCTTTAAAAATTCAGCAATATTAGAAGAATCTTTGAAAACAGTTGGGAAAGGCCTGGAAGAGGATTTAGGAGCCGGTGCAGCGTCAGCTAGTGAGCAATTGTCTGACCTTCAAAGAAAGTTATTGGCAGTTGAAGAAGCTATTAATAGAAACGCGCATAAGCGAGAACGATATGCTAAATCATCACAAAAGTATCGGGATTCATTGTTGGAGGAGAATAAGCTCCTTGAGCAAAAGAAGAAGCTGATAGAGCAGGATACAAAAAATAATAGTAAATCTACTTATTTACCGGATCAAGTTTATGGCGTCAATAATGGAACTGCTTCAGCATCAAATATTGGCATCTCAGCTATGCTTAGTGAGGCGGTTGGTCTTCAAGGTAAATTCTCATATGCGAGAGTCTCTGGCGAATATAAAGGAACATATGAACAGTTTGTTAATGGTGCGGTTTCTGATTGCTCTCAATTTGTTCAGGAAATGTTCAAGGAATTTCTGAATATCAAGCTTCCTCGAACTTCAGCAGAGCAAGCTAAGGTAGGTCAATCCATTGATAAAAAGGATTTACAGCCTGGAGATTTGGTGTTCTTTAACAATGGATATGGAAAAGACATTTCACACGTAGGAATTTCTATGGGGAATAATAAGTTTATTCAGATGGGAACTAATAATGGGCTTAAAGAGGCAGACTTAACCAGCAGCTATTGGTCCTCAAGATACTTAAGCGCAAAACGGATTGTTGGAGCAATTTCCCCGAACTATAAAGGATCTTCAGGGAAAACTGAAAGTAATGGCAATGATTATAAAGATAAATCAGAAGAGAGGCTTGCTATCGATAACCAAATTTATCTTAATAATTTGGATACTATTAACAGTAATAATGCTGCTTTTGATAAGAAAATTCGAACTCAGGACGGATTGCTGGAAAAGTCTAAGGCAACGCAAATGAAATTCACAGAAGATTCTGATAAGTATCGCTTTGAAGAGAGTAAGCAAATCGACATTTTATTAAATAAACGTGAACTTCTTAGTGCTAAGGCTGATGAAATCAAAGCATCCATGAAGAAATTTAACATTGAATCCGACGATTTGGATGCATTACTTTTTGAACTTGGTCAAAGTGCCGATGAGATTACACAAGAAATACAGTCTAAACGAATCAAATTAGTTAATAGTGATCTTGAGAAATTTTCCAATAAAATATTAGATGGAGAATATCAGCTTCAGTTATCTCGTAACAAAATGCTGGAGTACAGTGAAGGCTCATCTGAATATTCTAAAGAGCTTTATAATCAGGTGGCCCTTACCAAAGATCAAATTGCAATAAATAAAGAAGCCATTATTTATATTAACCAACAATTAGAAAATGAGCAGCTTTCTGCTAAAGTCAAGGCTGATTTACAAGATAAGCTGGAGCAACTGACTCTGGACAACTACGAATATTCACAGTCCATTCGTGACATTAATGAGTCTTATGCTGATTCGATTATTTCTAATTACAAGAAGATGCTTGAGAAGAAGCGGGAGCTTGAGCTTGCAGAAATTGAAAAGAGTAAGCAATTGGAAGATGAACGACATAAAGAGTCTGTGAAAAATCTGGATGAAGAGCTGGAGTTGTTCGAGAAAGTCATCAATGCGCAGCTTAAACAAATGGATCGAGAATTTTCAACAGATGACTATGATAAAGATCTTAATAAGAAATTGAAAGAGCGGCAGGATATTGTCGATCAGATCAATACTTTATCTTTGGACGACTCATATGAAGCTAAAGCAAAAAGAAAATCGTTAAATGAGCAGTTGATTAGTAAGGATGAAGAGATCAGCAATTTTAGGTTGGATAGAGAACGGGAACTAAGAAAACAAAATCTTTCCGACCAGTTAGAAGATAAAAAAGAGCAAATAGGAGTTCAGAAGGATATTGAAGACGAGTATCATAATGGTTTAATTGATAAATGGGAGAAAGAAAAGGAAGAAAAAGAACAGCTCTACAAAGGTATGCTTGAAGATGAGAAGGTGTTTTATCAGATGAAGCAAGACTTGCTCAGTAATGATGCTATCATTGTTGCAAGTCGTATTAATGAGATTAAAGGTGAGTACGGAGTGTTTTTTCAGTTTTTACAAGATCAAATGCTAAATGTAGGAACATCTGCTGAAATTCTTGGTACGAGGCTGTTAGAGAATTTGGAATTTGAATTTCAGCAGAGTACAAACAGATGGAGAAGAGTTTCAAAAAATTACAGGCTGAAAACGATGTTTATCGTAAAACTTATCATTTTCCTGATGGTAGCTTTGATGAGTTACAAAAAATGAAACCATTTTCGGCTGAGTCTGGTGGAATGACACCGGCTTACACAGAGGGTAAGTTCCTACTTGCTCATGAGAAAGAATTAATACTTAACAAGACAGATACAGCAAATTTACTTACTGCTGTAGATATTACACGAAGCTTATTCAAAGGGATTAAGAATTTTACTTCTTCATTTATGAATTTTTCTGCGCCTGCAACTGCTGTATCCGGTGGAGATGTGAATATGTATATCACGATAGACAAGCTACAGGGCAATGAAGAAGGAGCAAATACATTCTTTAGCATAATTCAGAAAAATTTTAAAAAATCAGGGATTTAAAATTATCTCTTTTATTTGAGGTGAAATCAATGACAATTGCTGAAAGCTTACATTTTGTATATGACGGAATTCGAAGTGATGAAATGGGCTTAATTAATGTCAATATGAGCACAGGAATGCAGGAGCAACTTTTTCTGCCAGAACAGAATCTTAAGGAGATTACTGTTCGCGGCAGAGACACTCCTTATTTTATTGAAACAGAACGAAAACCGTTCACTCTGTCACTGAATTTTGCTTTTACAGAGTATTTTGACAATGAACAGTTGAGCAAAGTAGCTAACTGGTTAGGCAATCAGCCATACTATAAGCCGCTTTATTTTTCGGATAATTTAGATAAATGGTATTACACTCTTTATACGGGAGAAGCCAAACTGCTGCACAATTGTTTGAAGCAGGGCATTGTACAACTTCAAATGAGAAGCATTAGCCCATATACTTACTCTCCTGTTTATGAGTCCGATCTGTACGATTTTTCAAGAAACTCTTCTTCGGGAAGCAAATTAATGATTGAAAATAAAGGGAACATGACATGTAAGCCCGTTTTGTCGATTCGCAAGATCGGAGATGGTGAGCTATCCATTGTAAATTTGTCGAATCAAGGAAAAACCTTTCGAATAGCTAATTTACGGTCGAATGAGGAGCTTATTATTTATTCCGAGCAAGAGGAGATTGTTTCCAATATTCCGCTTACTTATCATTTTGACGATGCATATGGTGATTTTCCATGTTTAGTCGAGGGCGCTAATTATTTTAAAGTCTATGGAGATTGCCAATTGAAATGGAAATACCAGTTTAGATATGTAGGATAGAGGTGAGAATGTGATCGACTTAATGAATACAGAGCTTATTATGGATACAGAATTAATTAAACCAAAGCTGTTTTTATGCAAACCGGATTTACGAAGATCAACGTACCACAAGCTTGCGGAGGCATTTCATATCAAGCAAACAGTTAGTTTAGGGAATATAAATGAGCTATCCTTTGAGCTTCCTTTATATATTACAGGCTTGGGCGGTATTTTGAAGAAAAATACTCATCTTGATTCTGTGAGGCCCCGTTTTTTACTTCGTTTTGAGAAGGGGAGCTACAAGGAATATTATATTATCGATAAAATTGAAAAGTCTTCTAATGATAGAGACTCCGTATTTGTGCAATGCTTTAGCTTAGGCTATGAGCTCAATTCAAAATTAATCAAGGATTACAGTGTCGAATCATATAATCTTACTGCGATACTCAGGGATCTATTGAAACAAAGTATTTGGAACATTGGCTACATTGATGTCCAATTTGATTTAAAATATCGATCCTTTGAGCATAGCGGCTCCGTTCTTGAAGGTGTTCAAAAGCTGGCGACGACCTTTCATTCTCTTATTGTGTGGGATACGAACAACAGGCAAATCAGCTTCTATGATCCTGAGCATTTTGGTCAAAATAAAGGCTTCCGCACTTCATTTGGCAGGCTGATGAAGGATGTGACGCAAGAATCAAATTTCGATGAGTTTTGTACTCGATTGAAGCTATTTGGCAAAGACGGACTTTCCATACAGTCGGTGAACCCGTTGGGAACGAATTTTATTCAAAACTTTTCATATTTTATGTATCCTTTTCAGCAGGATAGTCAAGGTCATATTATTTCACATAGCGACTATATAAGCGATAATTTATGCCTGAAGCTACTACAATATGATGCGTTAGTGAACTCTAAATCCGGCTCATTCCAGGCTTTGTTAACTCAGAGAAATAATATGGAAGTGGAGCTTAGTGTAAAAGAAAATGAGTATGCTGTATTGTATACACAGCTTCTGGTCATTGAAGACAATCTGGATACGGCTAACGGAACAGGGCAATCTACTAGTGACCTTATTCAACAAAAAAATAACAAATCAGCTGAACTGACCCAAAAGCAAGCTCAAATAGACTCACTAAGTCAAGAAATCAGTGTTACAGAGCAGTCCATTCAGGTCTTGAAAGAACAACTGAACATGGAAAACAATTTTACAGCCGATGAATTAAAAGAGCTAAATGCATTTATTATTGAAAAGGAATTTTCCAGCGACATCTATGATGATCCGATGGATCTCTTGGAGGACGGGAAGAGAGAATTTGAGAAGCTTAGAGAGCCCAAGCTTGTAGCCAAGGTATCGCTCGTTAATTTTTTTGAAATATTGACTGAACAGCATCAGTGGAACAAGCTTGTGGTCGGCGATATGATTACAGTTGAGCACGAGAAGCTCGGGATCAGCATGAGAGCAAATGTCACAGAGGTAGAGTTTGATTATGAGGAATCATCTATTGATGTTACGGTATCCAATGCCAAGGAATTATTGACTGACGAGGATCGCTTTTTACAAAATCTATATAAATCAGTGCATTCCTCCAATGTAGTCGATATGAGCCGAACAAAATGGGATGACGCCACAACGACAGCTAACGAAGTTGCTTCGGTTATTGATAATACCTGGAATGCTGTTGAAAGGGATATCGTAGCCGGGGTAAATGAATCGGTGGAGATTAGCCGTAAAGGGATTCTGATTAAAGATCCTGATGATCCTGACAAATACATTGTGATGCAGCACGGACAAATTGCTCTCACACAGGATGGCGGTAACAGCTGGAAGACAGCTATTTTACCGGATCGGATCGTAGCTGAGCGAGTAATGGGGAAGCTTTTAGCCGGGGTTAATCTGCAGATCGATGCAACGGATGCGGCCGGTAACAAGACCTTTAGTGTAAATCAGACCGGTGTCAAAATCATGGGGCTTGCGCTTACGATTGAAGGGGGGCTGCCAGCCAATCAGCTAGATCCTCAGTTTAAAGATGGACTGGTTCAGATGGGACGCGCGTATAACGGGGTAGTCATTGACACAGCAAATGGCTTGGTCATCACTACAAATAACAATTTGGTGCGGACAAAACTAAACGCCACAGAAGGCTTCTCTTTTGAAAAATATACATCAGGACAATGGGTTAAAGAGTTATTCTATGATGTATCCAAGGGAAACCTTGTCATACGCGGAGAAATCGATGCCCAAGGATTAAGAGTCAAAGGCAAGGATGTTCTCACGTTTGATGACAAAATAAAGGTATCCGCCATTGAGGATCTGGTAGTAGGTGGAAATGTGAGGATGGGGCCTAATGCAACGATAAGCTGGGGGCAGGTATCAAATCAACCATATATCCCTGTATTACCCAGTTACATTCAGCAGACAAAAATTGGTTCCACTTATATTGAATCGCCGACAATAAGTGCCGGGACGATGAGCGCAACAAAAATAAACGGTGCAGAGATCAGAGGCGGCAGCATAACCTCTAACACAACTATTGATGTAACGACTGATTTGAAGATTGGGAATAATATAATTTTTATGGACGGTCAAAGTAGTACTCCACAAACTATCGTATTTCCGGGGAGAGGGAGTATTACATTTAAAACAGATGGTGTCGAAGTTGGATCTTATAATTCACTAAACCTTCAATGTACTTATACTACAGTGAATAATGAAGAAGTAGCAACAAAACCGTGGGTTATAACAAATGCATACGCTAAGTTCAAATAACAACACCTGTATTTTAGTTTACAGGTGTTGTCTCACTTGTTTTTGGGTTGTATGTGTATTTTTGGAATCTGCTTAATTGCTCTTTGGTAAGATATTGTAGGTAAAATTCTTCAGAGCGGTATTCTTTAGTATCTTTTCCTAATACGATGCCAAACATTTTTAGTCGATATTCAACACCATCTTTTCCACCTACCCTAATAATAGCTCTTTTTTCGTCATCGTAGCTAATAAAATAAGCATAAAATTCTGATGCTTGAACGTCACTTGTTTTGTAGTAAAATGTAGCATTTTGCTCTTGAGTGGTTGGTGTAGATCCAGCATTAGAACCATTATTTACACCTTCACTTGTATTAGAGCTAACATTACTTAAACTGAAAATATTAATAGAATCACTGGCTTTATCATAACTAACATTCATACCCAGTGCCCGACCGATCTCTCCAACAGGTAAATAATTCAGATTATTATAATTGATAGGTTGAGCATTAAGTTTGACTTTTTCTCCATTCACAACAACACTGACTGAATTATTAATCTTGGCGGTAATGGACTTTACAGTTTGTGCAAACACGGGACTCGCTACAGATAGGGCTAGTCCTAGAATCAGACCAAAAGACACATAGCCTAGTTTCTTCATATTTATTAGATTCACTCACTTTCAATTGTTTTATTTAGGTATTTTTACCTGTAAGTATATCTTACAAAATAATACGTTTATTTTCCATTTTTTTTGCTCTCATATTCCGATATATTCATCGTAGATGATTTTGTTTGACTGACGAGGAACGCTTTTTACAAAATCTATATAAATAAGTGCATTCATCCAATATAGTCTACATGAGTATAACAAAATGGGATGACGCCACAACGACAGTGAACGAAGTTGCTTCGGTTATTGATAATATCTGGAATGCTGTTGAATGGGATATTGTAGTCGAGGTTAATCTGCAGAACGATGCAACGGATATGGCCGGTAACAAGACCTTTAGTGTAAATCAGACCGGTGTTAAAATCATGGGGCTTGCGCTTACGATTGAAGGGGGCTGCCAGCCAATCAGCTAGATCCTCAGTTTAAAGATGGACTGGTTCAGATGGGACGCGCGTATAACGGGGTAGTCATTGACACAGCCAATGGCTTGGTCATCACTACAAATAACAATTTGGTGCGGACAAAACTAAACGCCACAGAGGGCTTTTTTCCTTTGAAAAATATACATCAGGACAATGGGTTAAAGAGTTATTCTATGATGTATCCAAGGGAAACCTTGTCATACACGGAGAAATCGATGCCCAAGGCTTGAAAGTCAAAGGCAAGGATGTTCTCACGTCTGATGACAAAATAAAGGTATCCGCCATTGAGGATCTGGTAGTAGGCGGAAATGTGAGAATGGGGCCTAATGCGACGATAAGCTGGGGGCAGGTATCAAATCAACCTTATATTCCTGTATTACCCAGTTACATTCAGCAGACAAAAATTGGTTCCACATATATTGAATCACCGACAATAAGTGCCGGGACGATGAGCGCAACAAAAATAAACGGTGCATAGATCAGAGGAGGCACCATAACCTCTAATACAACTATTGATGTAACAACTGATTTAAAGGTTGGGAATAACATAATTTTTATGGATGCTCAAAGTAGTGCTCCACAAACTATCGTATTCCCTGGGAGAGGGAGCATTACGTTTAAAACCAATGGTTTGGTTATATCTGGATTTTCCGGGATAGAAATAGTTTCTAGTTCTGTGGGAATCAATTCTGGTATAGGATATGAAGAAATAGCAACCCAACCGTGGGTTTTAGCTAATGCAGGCTCTGCGAAGTTTAAATAACAACACCTGTATTTAGTTTACAGGTGTTGTTATACTTGTATTAGAGTCATATGTGTATTTTTGGAATTTATTTAGTTGCTCTTTGGTAAGGTATTGTAGGTAAAATGACTCTGGGAAGTAAGAATTACCTTCTTTATCATGTACACTTTTCATCCGATTTATTGTTAGTTCTTCTCCACTGCTTCCACCAACCCTAATAACTACCTTACTATTTTCAAACCTAACAAAGTAAGTACTAATTTCGTTTTCAACTTCAGAAATTAAATAATAAATCTCACTTTGTTGAGTTTGAGACTGTTCATTTTTAATAGATTCGTCAGTTGTTGTTTGTTAGGGTTGCTATCAATATTTTCACTACCTGAATCAACAATATTAATTGAATCACTAGCCTTGTCGTAACTAACATTTATACCCAGTGCCCGACCTATCTCTCCAACAGGCAAATAATTCAGATTATTATAATTGATAGGTTGAGCATTAAGCTTGACTTTTTCTCCATTCACAACAACACTGATTGAACTATTAATCTTGGCGGTAATGGACTTTACAGTTTGTGCAAATACTGGACTCGCTACAGATAATGTTAATCCTATAATCAAACCAGTAATTAAATAGGCTATTTTTTTCATAAGGTCACTTCTTTCTATAAAGGGTGTCTTTTTTATATAGAGTTTATTATAGTAATTTCTCCTACGATTTACCACAAATTATTTGATTGGGGGGGACGTATTGGCCATAGTATCTATTCAGGTATCAGGGACAGTAGAGTATAACAGAATTCCTGTATCAGCTAGCTTTACAAGCGGTGGAGGATTGGCTGCTTACTATCGTTTTTTTAGAAATGGTGTGGGGGCTAGTTCTCTTGAATCTTTTTCGAGTCCGGTTTCTTCTGCTACTAAATATTATACTTATACTGGTTTGCAAGGAAATACATCCTACTCGTTGACTGTACATTTTTATAATTCTAGCATGAATACTCTGGGATCAGATTCTATTACGATTCGAACACCGAGTGAACCGGATCGTACACCGCCATCTATAGATTCTTGGTATGCTAATTCAATTAATAAAAAGTCAGTGGAAATGTATGTTTCGGCAAGTGATAATTCTGGTGTAAGCGGCTTTTACTTTTATCTAAACGGAAGCTATGTTACTACTATGTACGGTTCCAGTGGCAGATACACATTCTCTGGGCTAAGCCCAGGAACAACCTATTCTTTCGGTGTGAAGGCTTTCGATATTTATAATAATACTAGCAGTACGGTGAATTACTCGGCTAGAACGTTATCAAATTCAGCCCCGACCATAATTTCTTGGTATGCGACACAAATCGGAGTAAATTCCGTGACGATGTATGTGGCCTCATCGGATGATGAATATGTCTCTGGTTATTGGTTTTATTTAAATGGAGGAAGCGTTTCCCCAACTCCTGAAGGTAATGGAAGATATAGCTTTAATAACTTGCTGCCGAATACGAGCTATTTATTAGGTGTAAAAGCATATGATGGAGATGGTGCGCAGTCCAGCATGTCCTCTAGCAGCGTAATTACCAAAAAAAATAGACCGGCTAATTTCGAATGGGACAATGGAAAGTATTCCGGGTATGCTTTTAATATTTCTGCTAGTGAGTGGAACAGATTGTGCGGAAGGATTAATGAGTTCAGGTCATATAAAGGGCTATCTGACTCAGTTTTTACTACGGTGAGCAAGGGAATGGATTTTAAAGTTGCTTACTATAATGAATTGGTAAACGCAATTAAAGGTATGTCGCCACCGACCTCTGTGCCTAATAATAGAGCTGCAGGTGACTTTATTTATGCCAATGACATTAACAGATTAAAGGAATCACTAAATTCAATACTTTAGCAGGCACTCTCTATGCTTAGGGGGTGTTTTTGCTTTGGAAAATAAAATGATAGTGGTGAGGAGGAAAAATGTATGTCATCCTTTGAATATCAAAAAAGCACAATTTCCAAATATAGATCAGGTACAATTGATGATCCTTACATTGACATTACGGAATCCAAAAAAGTGATCAACAATACGATTCAGCTTAATGAAATCCCGGTCTTCTTAAATAAGGTACAAATTGATAATTACGTAGAGGTTCCAAGTACATCGTTAGATGAATTGGAACGGAATCAATATCGGGTTGATTATATAGAAGGTATTGTTTATTTTCATTCCGATGCAGAAGGTGAAGAATTAACTCTTATATATAAGGGAAGAGGAAATCATTATATCAGCGTGGCTCGCATTTGGACTCAGGAGCAGGATGGTGAAGTTGTAGAGACGCTAAAAGATCTCTATGATAGTGGACGTGATGCTATAGACAATCTAAAGTTTTTGGCTGAATTGAAGGATGAAATTGAAGAGGTTGAGCATACCGTTTCTGGTATGGTTGATGATGTTAACCTTAAGCTTGAGCTCATTGAAACTACACATCAAGCAGTTACCGAACAAGGAAACTGGGCTCAAAATCAAGGGGACTATGCTAAAGAGCAAGGTTTGCAAGTAATATCGCGAACTGACGAGGTGATTCAGGCTACTAATCAGTCGATAGCTGCAGCAGATACTGCTAAACAGAGGGCAAATGATGCGGCAGATTATGCCCAGTCACATGGTGATTTTGCCAAGATTCAAGCACAATATGCTGAACAACAGGGTGAGTTTGCCCAGTCACAAGGCAATTATGCTAAAGAACAGGCTCAAATCGTGGCTGAAGTATTAGAGGAAGCAGAATCAGCTATTGAACAGGCCAACAATTCAAGTCGTTTAGCGAATGAATCGGCTGCATCTGCCCATACAGCAACAACGGAGACAAATTTAGCCAGAGATCGGGCAAATGAATCTGCTCAGGCAGCAGAAGAATCCGTTACTCATGCTCAAGCTGCTATTGATGATGTTAGAACAGCTCTTGCTTCAGCAAATGGCGCTCTATCCTTGGCGACAGATGCCAGTCAGCAGGTCTCAGAGGTAATGTCCCGTACGTCCCATCAAGGAGAGTACAGTGATACGAAGACTTATTATCCTAATAATATAGTCATCTATAATGGTTCAAGTTATATGTGCATAAACGAATCAATTAACCAAGCTCCTGACACTAGTTATAGTAATTGGAAGGTATTATCACAAAAAGGGCAAGATGGTAGAGTTGTTCAGGTTATATCTAGTAATCAGGATGTTTTAATTCAAGGAGAGGCATCGGCACCGGACCTGTCAATAAGAGATGAACTAAAAACTCTGTGGAACGACAAGTATACGAAGCAAGAGATAGACACGAAGTTTAATACGATCCCAAATGCTTCGGCACAAGAAGACGGGATTTTGTCTGCAGCAGACTTTAACGAATTTAAATTGAAAGAGGACTCGCATAATAAAGGTGTTCCTAGTGGATATGCTGCATTAGATAGCAAAGGTAAAGTGCCGGGTTATCAATTACCACCGATTGATTTCGTTTTTCCTTCGCTTAATAGTTTGACCAGTAATCAGGTATTTTCAGGCATGTTTGTAAAAACACTAGGTTTTTACGAAGTAAATGATAGGGGAGAGGCGCATTATGTAGTCTCAGATACTGAAGAACCTTGGTCTATCAGCCTTGGTGATGGGTTATATGCAAACATCAGGGAAGAATCCTGTATTAATTATCGGATGCTTGGCGCTAAATTAGACGGTGTATCGGATGATTATCCATATATGCTTAAAGCGCATTCTTATTGTAACTCAAATAAGGTAACGCTTAAAAATTCATTTGGCACGATTTTTAAAACCAATTCAATCTTTTTAGAGGTTCAGAGTGATGTTGACTTAAGTGGATCTACAATTCGGATTACTAATGATAATTGTATTGGATGGTATGATATTTTAAATGATGATATAAACGTGTACTCCTATGAATCTTTAATTAACAAATCGGATTTGCGGAAAGATACCAGTTATTTTCCTATGGAAGATAATAGCCTGCCTACAAATTCAGTAATTCATATAAAAGATGGAAACAAGTGGTGTGTCAGATATGACGAAACCTTAGTTACAGATGAGTTTCGTGGTGAACTGATGTTTCATACAATGATGGGTATGTGTTTTGGTCCTTTAATTAGTGGGTATGACGGGGCTGACACCAAGCTAAATTACTTTAAGTATTCAAAATATAATAGCAGAAGGCTGATCTTTACAGGCTGCCGACTTAGCATTGAAACGACTCCAAATATTACGATGGGCTTTTTAAGGAGCAGACGGCATAATACTTTGATTACGGATTTTGTTCTGGATCCTAAAATGAACAGCTTAACAAATGTCTCTTTTAAAGGCTCTGTCATAACGGTGAAAGATAGTTATAATGTTCAGGTTAATAATATCTCAGGAAATAATATTGCAGGTAAAACAACAACAGATGGAAAAAATTCATCCGGATATGCGATTCGGATTATGGAGAGCTTTAAGGTTGGGATGGCTAACTGTAATCTTCAGGGGTACTGGGGAGCTACTGGATCAAATTCTGTTAAGGAATGGAGTATAAAAAATAGCACATTGAATCGAATTGATGTCCATAATTATTTCAGAGATATTAATATTGAAAACTGTGTTATTTATGATTGGGGAATCAATTTAGGGTATGGAACAGGCAAAGTTTCAGTGAAGGATACGACTTTTATTCATTATATGAACCCAAATTTAGGTGGTAGGACGCTGGTTAATCTTAATAATACGTATGGACTTATCTATTCAGGGACTCTGCATTTTGAGAACATTAATGTTATTAAAGAAGATAATGACATTTCGTTAATTAAGCTTAATTATGTAGCAGGTGATAATGTTCCTAGAGCGAAGTTGAAACTGCCTAATCTAACAGTTAAGAATATGGAAATTAGAAATAATATGGCATCAGATTCAAAATTCCTTATTTACAATTTTTCGGGGTTCACTAATAGCTCAATTAATATTCATAAAATCGAGTTAAACGATTTTAGTTATTTGCAAGATATACATTATTTTAAGGCCGATGGAAGTAAAGGAGCTATCCAATTTATACGCGATACTACTGATGGTCAAATGTATAGTGGGCAGGTTATTACGGATATTTCATACAGCAATGTTGATTTTTTAGGAGATGCCGTATTGGGAACGTTGATAACTAATGCATCCGGAAATGTAATTCAACTAACCCCTACTTCATCAGCTAGATTTAGAAGTTATCTTTTTAATGATTCAATAGCCACTAGCCTGGAGAGTGAACAAGGAGAAGCTTTACACAAATTAATGACGCCTTACAATACAAAGCATGTGTTACAAAAAGAGATAGAACCTTTATTGCAGGAAATTAGTGGGTTCGCTGGTCAACAGCAAGAACTTGAGACACAGATCAGCATGTTAATGGATCTTGTAGCCCGTTATGCTAGAATTGTTAGATCACTTAAAGATGAACATGGAATCTTCACATCAGTGCAGTATTTCAGAGAGGGTGGTACTTTATTAAAGAGTTCCTTGTTAAGTGGAGGAACTTCTCCAAGATATACAACCAGAACTGATACTTATTACAATCAGGAGGGAAATATTATATATAATGTAGAACGTACGTTAATTTATGATAGTGACGGAGATATGATTGCTGAAGAATAGAGCTTTAAAATGAAGTAAGTCTATATTTTTAGTACCGCCCTCGGCACATTCCGAGGGCTATTCATATTTATAGCAGGGAAATCTATGGATAACGCATTACGAGTAATTTGCCTTCGCCAGCTCATCCGCATCATTTCTATTAGTGGGTGGTCTTCCTTGCTGAACATTTTGCTGGTTTTTATGATTATTGACTATGTGACGGGTATGGGGGCGGCGGCAAAAGAGAGCAGACTAAACAGACGGCGGGTGTAACGATCTTCGTGATCGTTGCGGTATCGCATATGGTCGATTATGCACTGGGGGATTCGAATCCTTCCGCTACACCTCGGCTTCTTTCGCTACAGCCGACCTTCAACATGCGCTGCATACCGAAACCAAGTCTGCCTTGAAACCATACGGTGTGGACAACCGCGGACAAAAGGCTACGAATTTGCACATGCGCTTGGGAATCCAAAATCCCTACCGTGCTGACTGAAAAGCTATTTATCGATGTAAAAAATGATGCGGACAAGCTGAATTAGAAAGACATAATTAAGGCGCTAGTGAACACTGATTCACCTTGAAAGAACACTCTACAAGCTTACACAAACTTCTTGATGCTACCAAAATTTCACCTCACTATCGCGAAATAAAGGAATTTATTCCGTTATTTCACAGTAATACATACTCAAGCGGTTATCGCTGATCTAAATGATATACCAGCAACGTAGTATTGAAAAACATGAACATATGTCCTCTTTTTGTCCAAGGCATGACCCTCTATTAGACTTTTTACGTGTTAAATTTGTAGTGTGGGAAATGGGGACAGGATGAGAGCTTCCTACTCATAGAGGGAAAAACATTATTAATATTGTTTCGAGTCGCTGAATTGTGCAGTGGCTTTTTTTGTTGGGGGATTCTTTTGAAAAGAAAGAATGTGATTCGTTTACCCACTTTCGAGTGGAAGCAGCCGGAGTTGTGTAAAGGATGTATTTGGGGGCGCTGGGAAGGTACGAAGCAGTTTTGCAGTCGTCCATGTTGCACGCGAACTGGAAGCGCTAGAGAGGAGGTGAAACCATTGTTGACAACAGTAAATAGAAGGAAAGGCAGAGGTGGCCCATACGATGAGTAGCTCGAACGAACCGACAGGCGTTGATGACTCCTGGCTTGCTGCAGTCGGAGCATGGACGCAAGGAATTTTAGGCAATGAATGGTCTGTATACCTCAATGAATGGCCGGGCAGTTATTCGACTCCTGCAATCATGTGGCGGGTATCAGGGATGGATTTGCGGCAGCTAGGAATGTCTTCATATGAACTAGAAAAGCAGCTAGTAGCGACTGCTGTTGGCAGTACTCGTAATGAAGAAGCAGCGGCGGTTCTAAAGTTAACCGAAGCATTTGGAGCAGCGGCCAAAATTCCCCTAAGCACCGAAGAACGGCGTTATCTGAGTATCAGTAATCCGAAGGTTAGCTTAAAATCGAATGCCGCTACTACTGAAACAACGGACGGTCAGTTAACCGTCACTCTAACTCGACGAACGGGAAGTTATCCCGCTCAAGAGGTTTCTTTAATGCAATCCGTTCATTACAAATCAAATATGAGGTGAGAAATTTGGCAGAACGAAAAGGAGTTTCCAAAGGATCGGTAACTTCGTCTCCAACCTATTCGGTTGCAGAGATACTTAAGAACTCAGAAGCTGTAGCAGGTGTGAAGCCTGAAGTGATGGCTGGCGCTTTTTATGGCACAGATAAAGAAGTGCTAACGGTAAAGGAAGCACAGGATTTAGTACAACAATTTATGAAGAAGAAGGTGAAGTAGAATGGCAGGAGGAAATTGGAGCTTAACGAATCAACCGGTACTTCCGGGTCTGTACATGAACTTTGTAGGTGCGGCTGAAAAGGCGATAGAATCAGGGGCGCGTGGCGTAGTCATTGCTCCGGTAAAAGCTCATTGGGGTCCTATTGGGAAATTTGTAGAAGTATCAAGTGAATCGGCTATTCATGAGCTTTTCTCCAGTAGTGAAGCAGACGGCGCGACAGCATTTACAACGCTGTACCTTTCTCTGCTTGGCGGGCCTAAGAAGCTGCTCGCATATAGATTGGCGGATAGCTCGGCTGCAGAAGCGAAAGTAACACTGAAAAACAGCTTATCTGTACCTGAAGATGCTGTAGTACTCAAAGCAAAATATACTGGTCAACGCGGTAATGATTTCAAGGTTACGATTCAATCTAGCCTTGCTCTGGCGGGCCAAAAGGAATTGAAATTGTATGAGGCCAACAAGCTGTTGCGTACCATTTCAATCGGAGCCGGAACCGCTGAAGAGGCTGTTGCAGCTATTAATGAGGACTCGGCTAATAAGTGGATTGTTGCAGAAAAAGTCGGTGATGGTGCATTGGCAGATGTTGCGGGTGCAGCTTTTACTGGAGGCAATAGTGGTATTTCAGGTATCACCAATGCGGATTATATTGCGTCTACAGAAGTTTTTGAAACACAGGATTTCCATGTTCTTACGCTTGATGGTGTTAGCGATGCTGCTCTTCGTACCAGTGTGGTAGCTTGGGTGAAGCGAGTGCGTGAAGAAGGCAGAGGGATTATGGCTGTGTTTGGTGGAGCCAAAGCTGACGACACAAGCAGCGACGCAGTAAGCAAAAGTATTGCCCGCAGTGTTGCAGCTGATTTTGAAGGCATCGTCAATGTGGGTACAGGCGCGAAAATGAATGATAAAGAGTATTCTTCCGCTCAAGTAGCTGCTTGGGTTGCAGGTCTGATTGCTGGGCAAGCCTTTAAGGAATCAACTACCTATGCACCAACGCCATTTGATGACGTTTCACGTCGTTGGACGCGTTCAGAACAAGAAGAAGGGGTTCGAAATGGTGTGTTTTTGCTCGTTCATGATGGGCGTAAAGTGAAGGTGCTTCGTGGCGTAAATACTTTGACTACTGTTCGGGATGGTCTGAATAAGGGCTGGAGGAAAATTCGCAAAATTCGGGTTATTGATCAAATTAATTCGGATCTGCAAAAGCTGGCTGAGGATCATTATATCGGCAAGGTGAACAACACTGCGGAAGGTCGTCTTGCACTTATTGCTGCTGGAAAGCAATATTTGCAGACATTGGCTTCTGAAAGTGTCATTGAAGCAACAGGCTTTGATGTGCTATTGGATCCGCGATTCTATGGCGGTACTGCGCAGTTTACACCTGAAGATGACCAGGTATTCCTGTCGTGGACGGCGGATTCGAGCGATGTTATGGAACAAATTTTCGGCACATTTTATGTGCAATAAACAGGGGGAATAGTCAATGGCACAATACTTAGATCCAGGTCGCGTAATTATGGGAACGTTCGGTCAGATTTTTATTGATGGAGTCTGGCAATCGAACTTGAATCATTTGGAGGCAAACGTAGAAGCTGATAAACGTGAGCTTAATCTTGTCGGCACGGAATATACAGTATTTAAGCTTGGTCGTAAAAAAGGAACCGGCACGATGAGCGGCTATAAAGTGACTTCGGAAATGATTCTACGAGGTTTTGGGAAATTCAACATTATTCACAAGCTGGATGATCCTGAAGCCTACGGCTTTGAACGGGTCGAATTAGTTAATTGCATGGTAGATAAGATTCAACTGGCTAACTGGACAGCAGGAGAAGAAGTGCAAGAGGAAACGGCGTTTACTTTTGAGTCCTATAATCTGCTTGATCCTATCGTGGCATCTTAATTTAGAGGAGGATTTTTGAGTATGAATCAGCATGAACCATTGAATGAGCAAGATATTTTGGACGGTCTCTTCGAGACGGCAGCTAACCTGCCGGAAGAGGCCGTTTTTATTGGACGCTTAAGCCTGCGCATTACATTGCGGGGCTTAACCTCTAGTAAGGTTGATTCGATTCGTGAACGTTGTACGGTTCGCAAGACGCTGAAAGGTCAGGTCAGCGAAAAAATCGACAGTGAGCTGTTTAATGCGGCGTTGATTAAAGAAGCGACTGCGGCTCTGGAGGTTGTTAAAAAGCTGGGGGATGGCAGCGAGCAAAGTGTGAAGCTAAGCGGCTGGGGCGATGATCGACTCGTTAGCAGACTGAAGCTGTCCGGCGGTGAAGAGGCCGTTCGTCGTATGCTTCTTGCTGGAGAACTGGATGCCGTAGGTGACAAAGTGCTCGAAATTTCCGGCTTTGGCGTAGATATTGATGACGTAAAAAACTAATTAACTCCGGTGGCATGACAACGCTGTTGTTTCATTTATGGACAAGGCATAGTCTTCGCCCCGGGGTGTTCTGGTCTCTTTCCAAAGGGGAGCGCCTGCTGCTAAGAGCTTTTGCGGAGAAGGAGCTGGAGATGAATGCATCTTCCGCTTCTTCTAGCTCTGGTAGAGTACCTCGTGGAGAAAGGAGGTAAATATATTGTCAGGTCAAGAAAATTATGAACTGGATATTGAGATAAATAGCCGGGATATCGATGAAACTGAGAAAAAGCTAAGTCGTCTCGATAAAATGCTACAGCAGACACAGAAACGTTTTGATGCATTGGGTAAGAAGGAAGTAAAGCCAAAGGTTATCCATAACGACCGATTGATTCCAACGGTTTCTAAATTCAGAGATAGTCTATTCGGATTAGATCGAAAGATCATCAATCCGATGGCTTCGCTCAAGAAAACTAAGTACGAATCTAGGTTGTTTTCTGATTCTATGCAGGTACATCAAGTTTCTAGCCAATTAAGTCCTCAGCTGAATGAATTAGGGTTGGGATTGTCTACTGGTATGTCGAAAATAGGTTTTCTTTCAACAAATAATAATAGTGATGCTGATGAGAAAAAGAATAAGGATTCATCAGATAAAAATTTCTTGGAGTCATATTTAAATTCTATGAAGAGCGTTCTTTCTGACTTAACACAAGATGCAGGGAAGGCCGTTGCCGAACATCAACTTAATAATATTGGTAATATTTGGAAAGAAAGTAATGTTAGAGAGAAATGGAACGCAAGTAGTGTCAAAAAAATGATAGATAATTTTAACACTTCAAAGTCGATGAAATTTTTGAATAGTTTAATAAAAGATGTTAAACCTATGGTTGCTTTAGATGTTGGAATTGGTGCTTATGAATTTGCAACTGCTGAAACAGGTAGAGAGAAAGCAAAAGCTGCAGGGTCAACGATAGGAGGGATCGCTGGTGGTACTGTAGGGGCTTTATTTGGAGGAGGTTTTCTTTCCTTTTTTGTAGGTAGTTTAGGGGGGATTGTCGGGTCAAAATTAGGTGAAGCAGCAGGTGGTCACATTTATGATATAGTTTATGATAAAGATACACAAATGGCATATGAATTTGGTATTAAAAACGGAGCATATGACAGTATTTATGGTGGCAAGTTTGTAAGTAGTTTATTAAAATTTTTTGTTTTCGATAGAGAATCAAATATGGATCAAGTTAAAGAGCAAGTTAATGATATAAAAAATGGATTTGAAATATACCTTAAGAGCGGAATAATGAAAGATACAGTACCCGGTGGGAATCTATTAAATAGTTTATTAAACTATATGATTTTTGGAAAAGAAACAAATAATGACACCCAACTGGGTAGTACTAATTTTAATGAAAATGAAGTTCCTCAGAGTAATTTTCCAATCGTAGAGTGGGGAGCAATCACTAATGGAACGGTCAGACCCAACATTTATGTAACCCTTCCTGAAGGTGCTGTAAACATGACTGTTAATAAAGAAGAAAACATCGATTATGAAGAACTTGTCAGCCTCGTTGGTTGGCATGTTGCAAATGCGGTTCGGTATGCAGAACAAAACCTAAAGTAAATGAGGGGTGAAGAATGTTTGAAATTAAATTACGCGACTCCTTAGGTAAAGATTTTATTTTCCCCGTCAGTCCCGAAGAAATTAACATTTCCCGTGGAAAAGGATTTGAAACCGTGAACATACTGTCTTCAGGAGAATTCGATTTCTCCAATGGAGAGAAGGTGAAGGAGATCACCTTCTCTTCTTTTTTTCCTTCGGTATATAACGATTCGTATTGTAAAAAAAATGAAAAAAGTGAAATTCCAGATCCCAGAGACGCGATGTTTCGTTTAACGGAAATGATGAATAGTAAAATACCGTATCAACTGATTATTGCCGGATCTGCTGGAAAAGTGATTAACGCCTATGTCCTGATTTCAGCACATAACAGCACGTTTCGTGGCGGAGAACCCGGGGACATCTATTTTGATTTTACTGCACGTACTTGGCGAAAACCGAAAATACACACACAGGCTGGAAAAAATGCGGGCAGCTCCTCTACCAGTCGCGCTGATATGAAAAGTAAATCCAAAACTTATACGGTCAAGTCGGGTGATACCTTATCCAAAATCGCCAAGATTGAGCTGGGAAGCAGCACCAAATGGAAGGACATTTACAATCTGAACAAAGCCGCAATCGGCTCTGATCCTAATCTGATAAGAGCAGGACAAAGGCTGGTGCTTCCGTCATGAGCTATCAGGTGGTACTGCAGGACAAATATTATTTGCGTGAATGGATTGAAAGTATCTCTTTAACGGATTCGCTGGATCAGATTTCCTATAACGCAAACATTCAGCTAAAGGTTCCTGAAGAGGGAATTTCGTTTGCTCCCGGTCAGGTTATTCGAATTAGCGGAACCCCTTTTTCGGCAGGGAGTAACAAAGTTTATTTACTGAACCCCGGTGTCATTTGGGAATGCAACAGCAGCAATAACAGCACGAAGCATCTGCAGCTTAACGTGTATGATCGTACCATTTACTTGGCTAAATCGGAAGACGAATATCTTTTTGCAGCAGGAGGTACAGCAAGCCAACGATTAAAAAAATATGCAAAGGATTGGGGCATTCAACTGGCTAATGTTCCCGATACGAAGCAAAAGCTGAGCAAAGCCATCTATCGTACACAGCCGTTGTACAAGATGATAACTGCCGATTTACAGGAAACGGTGAAATCCGGCGGGGACATGTACATTCCCCGAATGACTCCGGCAGGGTTGGAGTTGTTTAAAATCGGCAGCAACGCAACGGTTTGGAAGCTTCAGGCTATGGAGGAAGTTAGCCAGAGTCGAACACTGGAGGGTGCAGTTACAAGGGTCAAGGTCCTTGGCAGCAGGGAAACAGCAGGGAACGAAGCGCCCTCTCCCGTTCTAGCTGTTGTTTCCTCTGACCTGATTCCTAAGCTAGGAACCCTTCAGCGAATGGTTCAGGATGAGGATGTCAAAACAGAGGCTGCTGCAAAAAAATTAGGAAACGCCATGCTGACTGGCATACAGGAAACTTTTTCGGTGAGCGGTCTGGATATAAATACACTTCGGGCAGGGGATAAGGTTGAGTTGGGCGGGCTGGAGTTAATCGTCATGTCCGTGACTCATCAGCTCGGCGATCCTGGTCACATGTCATTAGAGCTGGGTTCTATTGAGCTTGTGAAAAGGAGGTATTTTCTGAATTATGAATGATCCTTATAAAGAGCTGGCTGGCTCACTCAGAGATCAAATAGCCGGATATACCCGTAATGCGGTAAGCGGGATTACAAGCGAGCTTGGAACGATAACCGAGACTGGAGTAAAGCTCGATCAGTTTAAGCATGAAATTCAGGATTATTTGGTTGCAGATTTTCCTGTGACATTGAAATTTCCTGCGTTTCACCTCTTAGGAACAACGACATCTTTAATAGATGCGGAAGGTAATCCTCTGGGGGAATCCTCGCAACGAATGCGATTTGATTTTGAGGAGTCGGAGATAGAGGACGTAAATATCAATCTGTCTGCGGGGCTTAAGCCCGGTGATCGAGTGGTTGTTTTAAATTGTAACGGTGGCAAGGATGTCATCGTGATGTGCAGGGTGGTGAGCAGTGGTGGCTAGTTTATTTCCAGAAGATACCGTATGGATGCCTGAGAATGGTGTTGATTCGGATAGCGCGGATATAACCTTTGGCAGGAGCTGGCTTTTTGATTTCGAAGCCGGAGATTTTATTTTTAGCCCTACTCGGAAAATATCAACGGCAGCAGATACGGCAGCATGGGTAATGTGGTGTGAAAAAGCGGTACGAACACCCCGATATCGTCATTTGATCTATTCTCGGGATTATGGTCAAGAATATGATGATTTGATTGGCAGGGGCTACAGTCGTGCTGTGCTAGAATCGGAGATTGAACGAATGACGACCGAAGCGCTAATGGTAGATCCAAGAACGGCTGGCGTAGACAGCTTTACCTTCGAATGGTCTTCAGATGCCTGCCAGTTTACGTGCAACGTAAAAAATGTACGGGATGAAACGATTACTTTAGAAGGAGGTGTATCGGTATAATGTCGGAATTGCCGATCTTTTTGGAAGAGCAGACGGAAGAACTTATTATGCAGCGAATGCTGAACCGGGTGCCCGCGGATATCGATAAAGCCGAGGGCTCTTTTATTTGGGATTCCCAAGCTCCGGCGGCTTTTATGCTATCCGAAGCGGCGACCTGGGCGCAGCAGGTTTTGGAGCGCGGGTTTGCGAGTACAACGTTTGGGGCGTATTTGGATCTTCGGACTGCCGAGCACGGGGTTGTGCGCCGGGCGGCGGTCGCAGCAACAGGACAAGCTGCGTTCAGAGGAACGCCGGGAAAAACAGTAGCAGCAGGCTCTATTGTTGCAACTCCCGCAGATGAAGTGACAGGGGAAGCGTCAATGGAATATGAGACCTTGGATTCTGTAACGCTGGATGATAACGGTAAGGGTTCTACTGCGATTCGTGCGGTTATCCCCGGAAAGAATGGAAACGTGCCGGCAGGGGTTGCTACGATTATGTCGACTCCGATATCGGGGATTTCGGCGGTAACCAATGAACACGAAATACTTGGCGGAGCGGACATCGAATCGGATGAATCTTTACTTGAACGCTATTATTTGCAGGTACGAAACCAAGGGACCAGCGGCAATAAAGCGCAGTACTTGAAATGGGGCGGAGAGGTCGCTGGTGTAGGCGGAGTGCAGGTTATTCCGCTCTGGAATGGGCCGGGAACGGTAGGGATTTATTTATTGGATACTGAAAAGCGTGCTGCAAGCTCGGAAATTGTACAAGCGGTCCAGCAATACATCGACCCGACTAAGGATGGTCAAGGTGAGGGCATGGCCCCGGCTGGAGCCGTTGTTTCGGTAATGCCTGCGCAGGAAGTACCCGTTAATATCAGCGTCAAGCTGACACTTGCTAGCGGAGCTTCACTGGCTGATGTTCAGAATCTGATTTCTACTGGGGTAAAGGGGTATCTCAAGCAGCTTGCTTTTGAGGACCCTCTAGTCAGGTACACACGTATTGCGGCGATTCTATTGGACATTCCGCCGATTATTGATTACTCCGAATTAACCGTAAACAGCAATCAGGATACAAATTTGGAGATTGGGACGGGGCAGGTCGCCGTATTAGGGACGGTGAGTGTGAATGAATGAGTCGCTGATGACCAGCAAGCGAGGGCGTGAAATGCTCTCTTTTCTTCCGGCGTATTATGAAAATTCCCGCATTATGAACGCGGACATGAACACCAAGGGAAGTGAGCTGGATTCGTTATTTGACACACTGGATGAGCTATTGAAGCAATTTTTTATTCAGACGGCAACCTGGGGATTGGAGCGATGGGAACAGGAGTTGGGAATAAAAAGCGACTATTTGAAGCCCATTGAGCAACGCCGCGCGGTCGTTGAATCAAAGCTGCGCGGTAGCGGGAAATTTTCCGGACGACTCGTTAAAAATGTAGCGGAAGCCTACGATGGTGGCACGGTAAATGTCACCTTTGAACCGCAAGCGTGGAGCTTTACGATTCATTTTGTGGATACGGTAGGTATTCCTCCAAATCTCGATGATTTGAAAGAAGTTATTGAGGAAATTAAGCCTGCGCATATGAAAGTGGAGTACGAATTCAGTTATTTATTGATTCGAGATATTGATGGAGTGATGACGCTTGATCAGCTTGAACAAGAACCTTTATTAAATTTTGCAGGAGGTGATCCAGTTGGCCAGTAACACAACTAATCTTGATTTGTTAAAGAAGGACCCGGCAACTGATGGAAATGATACGTTTAACATTCAGACGATGCTGAATGACAACTGGGATAAAATCGATGAGGCCGTAGGCCAGGTTCGGGAAGAGCTTCAGGATATTGATGTTCCTGCAGCTACGGTTGAGAAGGCTGGTATAGTTCAACTCTCGAATGCTATCAATGGTACGAGAGAGAATGTAGCAGCAACAGAAAAAGCCGTTGGAATGGCTTTTCAAGCTGGCAATGAGCGAAAAGCGGAACTGGTTGCCGCGCTTGTTGCCAAGGGGGTAGCGGCAACTATAAGTGAAACTTGGGCGCAGTTGTTAGCGAAGGTAACAGCACTGGTGAAGGCGACGGGGAATGCTACGGCTGCACAGGTATTAAGTGGGGCAACAGCGTCTAACGCGAGTGGACCGATTACGGGGACAATGCCAGACCAATCACGAATTGCTCTAGGAGATGGCTATGTAAGTCCTAAATCTTACCGAGTTGACGGAGGCGGCACGCTCGTAATTGAGCCGCAAACTGGATATTATACCGAAGGACTTAATACTATGGGCTTTGGGTCGATTGCCATGTACGATCCAGATTTTGTTTCAGCTAATCTTCCTAAAGATGTAGATATATTTGGTGTGCAGGGTGTACTGGAACGCCTCACCACCGTAGATCGTAACGCTATTATTTCAGCAATTGTTGGTAAAGGTGTTGCGGCATCAGCAGTAGATAGTAATGTAGTGTTGGCGCAAAAGATCGGGCAAATTAAAACAGGGATGAAGAGCTATTCAGGCAATTTTTCACACTTTGGTAACCTCAATCCAACGACAATTTCAAATATCGGCTTTGTACCAAAAGTAATAGTAGTAACTATTAGCCTTTACAAGAGTGCATATGTTGGTGGTGATAGTAATGGGTTCCAATTTCGCATTAAATGTGTCGCCTCTACTACTTCTAGCAATTATACTTTTTCAGGCGAGGTTAATAGCCCGATTTATGGAGAAACTCCGATAAATGGGTATTTATACACTACATTCAATGCTGATAGTGTCATAGTAAGTTTTATTGGAAGCAATTCTGGAGGAAGCAATCAGATAGAATGGGGCATTGGAGAATATACGATTTATGGGGAATAGCCTGATTAAAGCAAGTTAATTAGGAGCCATTCCTGTAATGAATTAATTTGAGGTTTGAACAAAAGAGCGCCTCCTGTATGCGGGGTCTGGAATGGACACTGCCCTAATTAAAGGAGGACGCTCACTTGGATTATATCTCCCTCACTCCTTAGGGAAGCGATGTTTGAAATTCTAAGAATGAGTGAGTGAGTGCGAGAAAAAACTAATTTATAGTAGGAGTGAAATCATGGATAACTTTATAAAATTCATAATAGCCCTAACCGGCTCATCTGCATCTTTTCTATTCGGGGGGTGGTCTTCCTTGCTGAACATTTTGCTGGCTTTTGTGATTATTGACTATGTGACGGGTGTGGGGGCGGCGGCAAAAGAGGGCAGACTGAACAGTACGGCAGGTGTTTGGGGCATCGCCAAAAAGGTGTCGATCTTCGCGATCGTTGCGGTATCGCATATGGTCGATTCTGCGCTGGGGAATTCGCATTTGTTCAGGGACGCGGCCGTTTTCTTTTTTCTGGCCAATGAACTGCTGTCTTTTCTGGAAAATGCGGGCCGCATGGGAGCGCCGATTCCACCTGTACTACGTAAGGCTGTTGAAGTGCTGAAAGGGAAGGGGGCTGATCAATCATGAAAAAAGTTTGGCTCGACGCCGGGCACGGCGGGAAGGACCCGGGGGCCACGGGCCACGGCATTCAGGAAAAAGATATCGCTCTTGTCTTATCTTTAGCTATTAAGGACAAGCTTGAAAGCGAATATGAAGATGTGCAGGTCGGGCTCTCGCGAAGCACGGATGTATTCCTGGAGTTGAAAGAACGCACGAATAAAGCAAATGCCGCAGGAGCGGACATCCTCGTATCGATCCATTGCAATGCCGGAGGAGGAGCTGGGGGATTCGAATCCTTCCGTTACACCTCGGCCTCCATTGCCACAGCTGATCTTCAACATGCGCTGCATACCGAAATCATGTCTGCCTTGAAGTCATACGGTGTGAACGACCGCGGACAAAAGGCGGCGAATTTGCACATGTGCCGGGAATCCCGAATGCCTGCCGTGCTGACTGAAAATCTGTTTATCGATGTAAAAAATGATGCGGACAAGCTGAAGCAGACAGACATAATCAAGCTGCTAGTGAACGGGCATACCGCTGGAATTGCCAAATATTTAGGATTGCGGAAAAAGAACGTTCCTGCACCTAACAAATTCACCGCGATTAAAGTAATTGTAAACGGCAAGCTAATCGAGAATGTGGAGCAGATCGATCAGGTAACTTATGTTCCTCTTCGTACAATCTGCGATGCTTTTGGTGCAAAAGTCAGCTGGGACCATCATACGAAAACCGCAACAGTGTCAGGAGCCTCGCCGCACTAA